GCGAAGATCGGACGGCCGTTGTCGTCCTTGATCTTGCGGAGGGCCTTGAGCGTGTCGTCGTGCATCATCCACTTGCACGCGGCACGGTAGGCTGGGTCGACCGAGTGCTCCAGATTGACCAGGTCGTTGTAGGTCACGGTATTGACCTGACCGGTTGGAGCGACCACGCCAATGACAGCCGCCGGAACCAGTCCGCGCGGCTGACCAGAGCCGGTGCCCAGACTATGGTGGCGGTTCTGGATGCGGCCGATGCGCAGGCGCAGCAATTCCTGGATGAACGCTTCGACGTTGAACATCGAGTCCTGCAGCAGCTCGAACGGCAGCGCGATCGACTTCGACGAATACTTGAAGACGTCGAGCGAGGCCTGGCCGAACGTGGTATCCAGCGCGCTGACCGGAGCATTCTGACCAACGATCTCGCCTTCTTCCGACGTTGCGTCCGAAGTCGGGAACAGCATCTGTGCGCCGGTCGAAGTCTGGATACTGGTGGCCACGCCGCGCACAGCAAACGACGCTTTCATCGCCTGCAGCAGAGTACGATTGAACTCGGTAGCGACGGTATAGCCACCTTCCGACCCGGTCGTGGTCGACATCGCGTTGCGAATGTCCGGGTTCACGCGCGCGAACATCGCGTTGCGTTGATCAGCATTTAGCGCCGACAGGCCGCCCGACAGCATGGCACGCAGCGCGGCCGCCTCGGTACCGCCATCACCACCGGCGCGCAGGCCCGCAGTGATGGCCGCGTCGCGCTGGGCTTCTGGGTTGTCGCCGGCAACCTGGGTAATGCGCTGCTCGCGGGCGATGTCGCTATCGATCGCCTCGACTTCAGCCAGAAACCTGTCCAGCTCAGCAGCTTCCGGTGCTGGCATGCGCTGGTCGGCTGGGTACTTGTTGTTCAGATCGTGGACTTTCTTGGCCACGGTGTCGCGTTGGGCACGCAGGGCTGCGAGCTTGGTCATGTAATACCTTTCGAGGGGTGGTCCGCTCTCGCGGCCGGTGGGCATAAAAAAAGCCACCCGTAGGTGGCTGGTCTAGTGGCGCGAGAGCGTCAGCTAACTTTGAGGCGGGCCATCGTGGTGATGCGCTGATGCTGGCGCGCACGGTGTTCTTCAGTGGCGACCGGGTCGACCTGGTCAGGCTCGGGGGCAGCGGCTTTAGGCGCGTGCGCATAGGCACTCATGTCCCACGACGCCTCTACCTTTTTTCCTTCGGCGACACGGTCAACCAGGCCGGCCGCGACAGCTTCTTCGGCGGTGTACCAGGTCTCGGCATCCATGGCGGCGCGCAGGTCTTCGACGGACATGCCACTCTTCTTGGCGTACTGTGCAGCGAGTGAGCCATCGATTTTCGAGAGCAGGCCAGCGGTAGACGTCATGTCGTTTGCGTTGCCCATCGCCCAAGTCCAGGCGTTGTGGATCATGTAGAAGCCGCCGTCGGCGATCTCGACTTCGTCGGCCGCAGTGGCTATGACGGTGGCGGCGCTGGCCGCATAGCCGTCGATGTGGGCGATGACCGTGGCGCCGGTGTCTCGGATCGCCTGGCAGATGGCCTGAGCCGCGAACACGTCACCACCCGGGCTGTTGATGCGCAGATGGATCGTGCCGCCTTTGATGCTGCGGATCAGTGGCACCAGCGCCTCAGCCGACACGCCGCCCAGCCAGTTCGCAGTCTCTTCGTCTGAAACGATCGCATCGTAAATATAGATTACGGTCTCGTCGGCGTTCGCCACGATCTTGGACTGCGGAACCCGCTCAGGCCGTTTCTTATTGCTCGCCAGGAGCTTGGTCAGACTTTTGGACACTAGTGCCTCCGTTCGTAATCAGGTTTGCATTTGGCGGCATGTTCTCCAGCCGGCGGATTTCGGTCGCGTCCATGAAGGGCTGTTCGCCCGCGCGGCCCAGCGCAATCCGGTACGCCTCGAATCGCGCGCGTTGGTCGCCGCGCTCGAGCGCTTCGGTCTTGTGTTCGATGAAGAAGCGCTCACCGGTCGGCCACAGTCGGCGGTTGAACTCCTGCTTGATCTCGTTCAGCCGGTCGTTCAGGACGTAGCGGACGAAGTTGCCGCCCTGCTCAGCCATACCGGTTCCCCATGAACTGGTCTTCTCGGTGTGGCCCACCATGTGCGGCGGCACGCCGAACACCCGGCAAATCTCTTCGACCGTGAACAGACGGGTGGCCAGGATCTCGGCGTCCTTCGAGTTCACGCTCAGCTGCGCCGGCTCCAGGCCACCGGACAGGATCAGCGGGCCGCGCCCGCCGTTCTGCGCGCGCGCGATCAGCGACGCCTTCAGCTGCTCGAGCTGAGCCTTGTCCAGCTTCGATGCTGTCTTCAGCGCGTAGTCGAAGTTGGCGGCGCCGCCGAAGAACTGCCCGGCGTATTCTTGCCCCGCGATCGCGGTACCGACGATATCCAGTGCGGCATGGCAGAGCGGGCTTGGGCTAAGCAGGGTTTCATCGTTGAAGCCCAGGCTCTTCAGATGGATGACGTCGTCCGGCGGCAGCACGTACGAGCCGCCGCCGGCCGGGAAGACGCGGTAGTAAAACTTGCCGCCCTCTCGGAACGGCTGCATTCGGCGCGGGTGCCAGCCCTTCACATTGCCGCTGGAAAAGCTGGGGCGGAGAAGTTCCGCGAACCCGTCGCCGTCGCACAGCTGCCGATTGATCAGAACCTTCCACGCGGTAGCCGCGCTCATTTCCGGGTTCGCCTGCTCGTTCAGGAACCACCAATATGGATGCTCTGCTGGCGCGCGGCCCTGCTTCTCGCTGCGCTCGTACACACCGACAGGCAGGCTGGAGATGGCGCCGACCAGACGGGCGATGCAGCCGTAGACTGCGGACACCCGCATCGCGGTGCTCTCAGTTACCGACTTTCCGGAGACGGAGCGGTTGGCAGCGCCGAGCAGGTTTGCCAACTCGCCCATCGACATGCTGCCACTGGAGTTCTCGCCCAGCGCTACGATGCCGGCGCGCTCTGCAGCGCCATCCCGGCCAGCCATCCAGGAACCGAGCACACGCGATTTGTGCGGCGTCGCCTCCAAGTCCAACAGTTGTCCGGTCATCAAAAGTCCAATACGTGAATTTCCGGCGCTGCTGCCCCGGCGGGGTTCAGCGCCATCAGCGATACCGCGCAGAACGTGGCCATCAGCGGGTCAATCTTGGCCTTGCCACTGGCCTGCTTGGTGATCAGGATGGCGTTACCCTTGTCTTCGATGCGCGCGTTGCCGACGCACCAGGCCATCATTGGGCGACCGGCGTGCAGTAACTCGCCGCCGGCAACCTTCCGCTCGGTGTCTTTGATGGCACCATTCAGCTTGTAGCCTTGGGTAATCGCGACGATCTGAGTCATGTCGATGTCGCGCTCTTCGGTAATCAACTCGTCGACGATTGCGCCGATGCCGGCGGCGTCGACGCCTATACCCTTCACTTCCGGCAGAAGTCCAGAGTCGCGCACCTGGCAGATCAGGTCACACACGGCCATGACGTCGTCACCTGGGCGCTTCACGATGGTGAGGTCGCCCTGCCTCTGGAAGTCCAGCAGCCGCGGCGCGATTTCCTTGCGCCGCTCGAGCGCGATCTCGTGTACCCAGGCGCGGCACCAAAGCAGCCACTTCCCGGTTTCGCGGTCACGGCCCAGAACTGCCAAGCCCAGCAAGTCGTCCAGTCCGCCGCCATCGATCCCGATCACGGCGACGTCGGAACGCTCGATGAGGGTTTCCAGGGTGATGGTCTTATCGACTGCAGCTTCCCAGAAGTCGGCGCCCGCCCAGCGGTCTGACCGCAAGTTTAGGCCGATCTCGACGTTCAGGTGCTTGGCCAAGAACTCCTTGAACTCCTGCTCGCCAGTCTCCTTGGCTTGACTGCGCAGTTGAGTGATGCGCTCAATGTCGACCGAGGCGCCCCAGTTAGGGTTCGTGACGTACGCGCTTTCCAGATTTTCGTATGCCTTTGCCTCGAGCATGGCCGGTGGAAACTCATAGATCACTGGAAGGAACTTGCGATCAAGCACCAGACCGTCGCGCACCTTGCGTGCGTAATCGAGCTTCGCTCTGAAGACCCCCGCTGGCGGCTCAGCTGACTGCGTCGTCGCATAGATGACGAAGCCCTCGGGGCGCGATGTCAGGCCACCGGTCGCCTCGAGAAGCATGTTTGACGCATGCGCCTTCTTGCCGAACTCATGCAATTCATCTACGAACACGAACGATGCTTTCACACCCGAGACCGTGTCGCTGTCAGCAGCAACCACCTGGAGCGTAGCGCCAGTTGTGTTGTGCGTGATCTTGCGGTTGTAATCCTGGATCTTCAGCAGCGCTTCCAATTCCGGATCAGCTTTGATCATGTCGCGGATCGGCTTGTAGCTGTTATCCGCGACTTTCTTGGTAGGACTGAGGATCAGCAGCTCGGCCGATGGCCGCCAATTCATGATGAGCGCGCACAGCATGATGGCTGCCGCGATCGTGCTCTTGGCATTCTTCTTACTCACCATGAGCATGATCTCGTTGATGTGGCGTCGACCCGTCTCCGGATCCTCGGCGCCGAACACCGCCTCGACAAACTCACGTAGCCAAGGCAGCGATGCCTCGCCTACCGTTGGCCGTCCTCTCACGTCGACCAAGATGAAGCTACTGCAAATGCTCCATGCATCAGCTGCAACGTCAGGAAACAACGGTGGGAGAACGATCAACGATTCTCGCGCCACAATCCGACGCTCCCAATCTGGACACGCCGTTGTGTAATCCATTGTCTAATCCCTAATGTTTCATCGCGCCGGGCGGGCCCGTGCGAGGGCTATATTTGCCGGTGGCCGCTGCCTCAGCCGCGCCTTTATTCAAATCAGCTTTCCCGCCCTCCCCGAGCTTCCTGTGCTTGAACGGCAATGCCGCCGTCGCCGCGCGGACTTGAGCGACCGATGCTTCCAGTTCGCCGGTCCACACTGCTTGCAAGAACTGCAGCGGGTCGGTGTAGCCCGACACGGGCGGCTTCTCTGGTGCTGCTTTTTTTGGGCGGCCAGCGCCAGCGCGAGCGCCGCCGCTGCGCCCTTTCACGCCGGTCATTTGAATTCCTTGATTTAAAGGGGGGATTTTTTCGCGCGTGCGGAACTAGTCGGTGTCGGTGTCAAGAGGGTGGCAACTTTCCGTGCCCCCCCCCTTTTAGCTGCAGGATACAATCAGGTTTTTGCCATGCCAGGAGCATCTGTGGATCAAGAGAGAATTAGTGCGCATTTGCGCTATTCGATAGCTGGCGTGGCCGCTGTTGGGCTGGCAGCCCTGGCCATTTACTTTGTTTGGTTTGGCCTAATACTTGACGAGCCATTTTCGCCAGATCAGGCTAAGTGGGGCACGTTCGGTGACTATATCGGCGGACTCATGAATCCTTTAGTTGCTGCCTGCGCGCTCTACTGGCTTACCATGTCCGTACGCTTGCAAAAACAAGAATTGTCGGAAGCTAGGCGTGAACTGGCAACTGCCAGCAGTGCTCAGAAAGAGCAAGCACGAATGGCCTTACTCGGAATCCAACTTAATTCACTTTCTCTGCAACTAAATTCGGTTACATCTGAACTTGAGTATGTGCAACAAAGGATGAGCTATGCTATTCAGCGAATGGATACATACACAGGTCGAGGGACACCACATATCTATGATATCGATGCAGGGGAGAGGATAGAGGTCACTCTCTTGATCGGTCTGCTTGAGGAAAAAATGATTTTTCTTTATGACAACCAAAATACATTGATGTCCGAACTTAAGCGGCTAAACGAACTCGCTTTGTCTAGCCAGCTTGAGCCCGTTGGCGGGCCTCCCTTGCCGACTTGATGTTATGACAGTGCTGGCATAAGGTTTCCTTATTGTGATCGTCGTCAGTCCCGCCGTCCCAAAGAGGCACGATATGATCAACTGGATAACCGATGTTAGTGCGACCTTCCCGCTTGCATTGCTGGCACAGGCCACAATCCCGCGCGCGGATGCGCTTCCGATCCAGCACGCCGGCATAGCCGCGCTTGCGCTCGACCACGACACCAGGGCGCGCGGTCAGGGTGGCGACGCGCGGCGCTGCCGATTGCAGTCGAGACTTGAGGGCGGTCAGCTTCATTTGACGTCAGGCACCAGCGCGGCCACCTCGTGCAACAGCAGACCGGGCCGACCGTGACCCTTGGTCCGCAGGATCTCGAAGGCGCGCTCAGCCTCGGCCAGGCGCTCGCAGATGCGATCCAAGGCAGCGCCATCGGTCACGTTCCAGACGATCGCCGGACGGTTGCCGGTGACAGCACGGATGATCGCATGGCGGTAGCAGTCGACTGGCTGGCTCACTTGCTGCTCCTGATGTATACCGCGCGCCGCGCCATCGTCTGGATATGCGCCTCGCTCGGGCGCCAGCCTGTGGCACTGTTGAGGATCAGCACCAGGCAGAACCAGGGCTTCAACCACCAGCGGATGCCGATGCTCAGGGTGATGTTGTGCATAGCGCACCTCGGAAAAGAAAAGCCACCCGGCGCATGGATGCGAGGGGCGGCGAAGATCCTGCTGGTGCAGGACCGGAGACACGGGCGCGGACGGCGGGGCTCTCACCCGCGGCTGGTTAGCTGCATTCGCATTGAACGGGAGGCATCACGCCATCCAGTGGGCGAGCCTCAGTGCTATCTGCAAAGTAGACCACCAACGCAAAAAGCCCGAACGTTTAACGGTTCGGGCTTTTCTCTGGACGTGCGAAGACGGCCTAAGACTTGACTATATCCGAAGCTTCTCCGGAAAGCAAGATCAATTGAAAGACCATTTGGTCATCGCGGCTACTTGCTCGGTAAGCAGAGCAACGGACAATTTGTCACGCATCGTAATCACCATGCCGGTTCCAACATCCAGATCGTCTACATCCATATGTGTACCGTCCGGCAGAAGAATACCGGCAGGCGGGATCATTCGTAGAACCGTATGGAGGCGATGCTCCTTGTCGTCGACCATTTGAAAGAAGGAGAACTGACCAGCTAGATATGTCGAGCCTTGCGTTTCCAGCTTGGTGTATTCAAGTCTCGCGGTAAGTGCAGTGCCCAACACAGTCACTACAAACTCATTGGGTTTTTCACCAGAGCTGTACGTTACATGACGCGCGGCTTCGGTTTGCCCCGGCACAAAGAGTGCAGTCGAGACCTTATCGGCGATCGACTGAACGTTAGGAGACTGCTTAAGAAAGGGGAATAGTTCGTATGGCTTCATGATATCTCAATGTAATTGTTGTTGAGATACCGAATGTACTCTGACTTTCGATCGTTGTCAGAACAATACTGCAGTTGCTCCGTTCTGCCGCAACTTAACCTCGAGAGCAGCCTTCGCCTCCGCGGCGACATCAACTAGGTTTGCATTGGGGAATTTCCATACGCTGGTGATGCTGCATGCGCGGTATATCGCCCAGACGTGGATTCGGCACAGACTGTTGATCATTGCGTCAGTAGCGGCGCCGATGCGATGATCGGCCTGCTGCTGGGCCTCGTGGATATCAGGACCACTGCCCTCATCACCACTCAGACCCTGCATCGTCTTTATGCCCAGATCCTTGTCCTGGTCGCCGGTCATCCAGTCCTTCCAGCAGGCCAGGCAGGTATCGAGGCCATCGGCCTTCACGAAGTGTTGAGCAGGTGCCTCCGCCTTGCGGACTCGGCGGAGGTTTGAGGCGTTGAAAAAGCCGAGTGCGGCTGTTGTCATGAGGCTCTCCGGACAGCGAATGCAATAGGGTATCACGTGCACTCTGGAAATTTCCGGATTGAATCACTTCGATAACGCAGCTTGAATCTAATGTTCTTGCATTTACAACACCTTAAGAAGGACTCTTTATGTGAGAGGGCAAAGGCATTAGATCGATCATCGCGACCGACCCGTAAAATTTGTTATCAGACATTTCTGCGCCTGCGGCCGTCAATTTCTTCTTATCCCCATAAATCTCAAACCCTAATAATCGCAGATCAAGAAAATCTACTGTGGCCTGATTATCAGAAACCTCGACGTGAATAATTTCCTTTTGCCCAAGAAAAGCCGTAATCTCGTTTTTTTTCAGTTCCACCCGGATGAATGGATGCGCAGAAACTGAGGAAGAAATTACCTCTATGATCTTGGTTGCTTGCTTATCAGCGATTGCAGCCACCCACAGCAAAGGTTGACGCTTACTGCCAGACCCAATAACCAGCGGAAACTCTTCGCCGAGGCGCATCAATTGAGCTCCATCAAATAGCTCATTACTACAGATGGTCAACTTAGCATAAGGTTTAAACTCTATTGGCAGTTGTTCTTTTCTCATTACGGTTGTCCTTTACTCTGCCTTGCCTGATAATCTGAAAAATACTTCTTAAGCTTCTTTGTAATGTCGCGCCTAGGGCTTGGAAAAAACACGCCGCAGATTCTGAGAATTATTACCGCTAGCGGCAAAAGTGCGATTGTTACGAACTCTCCAGTTGAAAAATTCGAATGATCCAACGCTCCATCCACAACTTTCACCTTGGGCAAAACGCTAACGATAAAGCCTACCCAGGCAGACAGTATCCAGCCAGCCACCGTATTTATATTAGAATCTGAACTCTGAAGCCGCAGAAAGTCCGCTTCCGATAACGGAAAGCATGCTTGCGCAGATTCCAGCGACTGCCCATTCACAAGTGTTGGCAGCGTAATTGGTGTCGTGCGAGTTTCTCCGCTGCGTGGTGGTAACGACATAGGCCAATGATTTTTAAGTAGTAGAAATTAATTTCTGGATTTTTCATATTGTAACCGAGAAAAGTTTTGACGGAAACTTGCGGTAGGCGGACTGCCAGTGCGTGCGCACTACGTGCTTTTAGCTGTTGTGTAGTTTCAGCTTAGCGCGATAATGGGCCTTGATCCGCATGGCATCCTCGATCGTGTACTTCGCCGGCGGGTGCTCGCGCTCCAGAAACTCAAGCCGCTCGTCGCCGATGCGCGTGCGCAGGCCGATGCGGTACTCGATGGCGTTGCCGCCCTTATGCTGGTTGCAGGGCACGCACTGTCGATGCGTGTTGTCCTCGTGGAAGCGCAGCGCCGGCTGGGCGCCGACCGACCGGTAGTGGCCTGCGTCCCACGCGCCCATGTGGTGCCGGCCGCAGCTGATGCACGGCAGCGCCTCGTCGCGCGCCCGGATGTACCGGTTGAACACGGCCTGCGCATCGGCCAGGTGCTCAGTGCGCGTCTTCAGCTTGGCCTTGGCTTCGCGGGTCTGCTTGGCGTCCAGGCGCTGCCGCTCGGCCACGGCGAACACGGCGCCGCATTCCGGGCCGCACACCTTGTGTGTCATGTTGCGCGGCTGGAAGCGGTTGCCGCAGCCCTTGATGGCGCACTTGCGGGTGCGCGCGGGCTTGAGGGTGCCAGTGCGGGCGATGGGAGAGCGGATCATGCGAGCGACCCCAGCACAAACACCGCGATAATTACGGCAATCACAATGACCGGCGACCAGGCGCTTTTCACGGGCGGACTGACAAGAACTTCCGGCCATTTCGTGCGATCGAGCAGGAAGTCGTCGTCACCCCAGCCGAGCGAGGCCTCCGGGAACACCAGGTGGCCGCCGTGCACCTCGCGCTCGTACACAGCCGAGTTGCCCTGCCTGTCGTAGACGCGCTGGCCGGATTTGAAGTTTGGCGTAGTGGTCATGCTGTCTCTTTCTGTTTTTCGATGTTGGCCTGCTGCTGCGCCACATACCGCGCACGCGGCGCCCGGTCCTTTGCCTCTTTGAACAGCGGGCACGGGTGATAGTCCCAGGGCTTCTCTTGCTCGTGATCGATGCACCAGCCGTGGCCGGCCGGCAGGTCAGCGCGCAATGTCACCTTAAAGCGCTCGCAGAAGGCGCAGGGGTCGTGGGCGGTGGTCATGCGGGCTCCGCAGGCTGGAGCGTGCCAGCGTCGAGCAGCGTGAAGTGCCCGGCGCGCCAGCCCATGGTGTCGATGTAGATCGTGTTGCCCAAGGTGACCGACTTCGTCATGGGCGTATGCCCGACGACCACCGCGCGCACGCCGCTGACACGGTTGGTGAAGCCCATTTCGATACGGGTACGTGACCATTGCGCGCAGTCGATGAGGTGCTGCCGCTTGCCCTTAGAGAGGCAAGGATCTTCGAGCGCGGCGGTGAAGTCGTCCCAGGCCGGCAGCGGGCATTCGGCGTGGACAATCCCGACCAGGCCAGCACCGGTTTCCAGTTCGATGGCAATCGGCAAGGCGGACAGCGCGGCGGCCACGTCGAGCTGTGTCTCGCGATCGAGGGCGATCATCCAGCTGCCGCCGTTGCCCGCGTAGTTGCCCCATTCCATGTTCCCGTTTGGCCAGCGGATCGCCATGTCTTCGTGGTTGCCCGCAACCGAGTGCACCCACGACTGGGCCAGCCACTCGACGGCCCATTCCGATTCGGGGCCGCGGTCGACCAGGTCGCCGACATGGATCAGTCGGTCACCGGCCTCGTGATTGAATCCGATCCGCGCCAGCTCGTACCGCAACTTGGTGAAGCAGCCGTGCACGTCGCCGACGATGATGTCGCGGCCGGTGGTATTGCGCTCGAGGCGCTTGACGAGATTGCTCATGCTGCCACCTCAGCGCCCGCGCGCTGGCGCAGCGCCACCTGGTGCTTTGCCCACTCGCCCGCGATCCAGGTCACGCCCTTCGGAGTGAAGCGCGCAGCGTTGTAGGCATGGCCGCTGACCTGCGCCGTACCGGCCTTGACGCAGAAGCGCCCGGCGTCGATGTGCTGCGCGTGCGGGGTCAGCTCGCCGGCCAGGCGGTACAGGATCTTCGCGTCGAGCAGGAACTCGCGGAAGTCGTTTTCCTTCGCATTCAGCAGCTTCGCCACCTGGCGGAAACCCTTCGTGCCGGTCGAGTCGGCGTAGCGCTCGACGAACTCCACGGCCGGCGCGGCGGCGGCGAGCTGCTCGGCCTGGGCCGCAATCACATCCTGCTGGTCGGCGGCCAGGCGCAGCGCGTCAGCGAACGATCGCGGCAGGGCCAGCGCCGGCGCCGCGGCTTCCAGCGCCATCCAGCGGTCGATGATCTTGGCGCGCAGCACGGCGCTGTAGCCCGAGATCACGACCAGGCAGTCGCGCTTCGTCAGGTCGTAGACCATCGTCGGGCGCCCGCCGCCGTCGGCCTGGTGCGCGCGGGCAGTATTACGACCAAGTCGTAAAACCTCTTCGTTGATCAGGCGCTCGATCGTCGCGATGACGTCGTTGTGGCGGGCTTCGCAGATTTCGGCGATCTCGCGGCTCGACATCGTCGCTTCGGCAGCGCCAGGGCTTTGCAGGGTCAGCATGTTGCCTCCGGTGGTGTTCGTGGTCATGGGTTCAGGGC